CTACACCTTCCTGGCCCACTCGCAGTTCCTCCTGATCCCGTCGATCGCGTTCGGGTGGGAGGACGACGGGGAGTTCTACATCGACTTGATCTGGATGAACGTCGGGCTGGGGGTGAGCTTTGGCTGAGGTGATCGACTTCACCAAGGCCAAGGAGGAGCGCGAGCCTCACTGCCAAGGCACGGCCTTCTGCATGGTGTGCAACCACGAGTGGGAAGGCGTCTGGCCCGCTGGCAAGATCGACCTCGAGTGCCCGGAGTGTCACTGCATGCGCGGGCGCAGCAAGTTCGACATCAGCCCAGGCGAAGGCAAGCAAGTCTGGCAGTGCATGCGCTGCGAAAACCAACTGTTTAACCTCCTGCCCGACCGGGTCCACTGCCCCGGCTGTGGGGGCCAGTGGGGCTATGACGCTCTAATTCCCTGATGGCTAACCTTGTCTACAACCCACCGCTGTCGGTGGTGCCCTTCCTCACTGCGGACAAGTTCGCCAACTTCATCGTGGGGCCGGTGGGCTCGACCAAGACGACGGCGTCGCTCATTAAGATCAGCTACGAGGCCAAGCGGATCAAGGCTGGGGCAGATGGTATCCGCCGCTCGCGTGTAGCCGTCATCCGGAACACCCGCCAGATGCTCTGGGACACGACGATCCCGGACTTCCTGAAGTGGTACCCGGACGGAGAGGCTGGCATCTTGGAGAAAACCAACTCCAAGTTCATACTAAAGTACGACGATGTGGAGTGTGAGATCCTGTTCCGGGGTCTCGACGACGCCAACGATGTGCGGCGACTGCTGTCCTTGCAGCTGACGTTCGGTGTGATGGACGAGTTCCGAGAGATCAACCCAGACATCTACAACGCGCTCACAGGTCGTCTGGGTCGTTACCCGGACAAGACGATGAACGGCGTAGGTGCCTGCGACGATGACGGCAACCAGATCCACAAGGTGTGGGGTGCGACCAACCCGCCCGACATGGATACGTTCTGGGAGAAGCTCCTGAACGAGCCGCCGCAGAACATGCACGTCACCATCCAGCCGTCGGGGCTCTCCCAGGAAGCTGACTGGGTGCAGTACCTGCCAGACGGGTACTACGAGAACTTGTGCGAGGGCAAGTCGGAGGACTGGATCGACGTGTACGTCCACGGCGAGTTCGGTAAGTCGCTCTCCGGCCAGCCGGTGTTTCGGGCGTTCGACCGCGATACCCACGTGGCCAAGCAGGAGCTGCAGCACATCAAGCTCCAGACTCACCCGCTCATCATCGGGATGGACTTCGGGCTTACTCCCGCTTGCACCATCAACCAAGTCGACGCTCAGGGGCGACTGCTGACGTTCGCGGAGCTGACCTCGGACGGTATGGGGGTGCTGCGGTTCTCTCGCGAGAAGCTCAAGCCTCTGCTGGCCAACCGATTCGCGGGCATGAACGTGCTCATCATCGGCGACCCGGCGGGGCAGCAGCGCGCGCAGACGGATGAGCGCAGTGTGTTCGACATCCTCAAGCAGGAAGGCTTCCGGGTGCTCCCCGCCAAGTCCAACAGCGTTGTGGCGCGTATTAACGCAGTCGATAAATTTCTTACCAGATCAGTAGACGGTAAACCCGGACACCTGATCGACCCGTCGTGTACACACCTTATTGCTGCCCTTCGAGGCGGGTATAGGTATAAAATCCGCACGAACGGGGAGGTCGATGACAAACCCGAGAAGAACTCCCACTCCCATATTGCTGATGCTCACCAGTACGCATGCTTGCACGCTGATGGCAACGTAACGGGAGACGCGTGGTCCCGCAAAGCTGTTCCTGTCCAGAAAGTCGCGTACGTCTGGACTTGACACATAGCCCGGTACCGAATACACCCCGACTGTCGTTAGTAAGTGTCACACCATGCAATATGGCCTGAACATCTCATCCGCAAACGCCCCGGGGAACGTCTCGGTTGGCGGCCTGATGCAAATGAAGACCCTGCGCCAAACGCAGGAGGACGACGCCCGGGCGCGCGCACAGATGGCGAACTCCGAGCCTGTGATCCAGGCTCTGGCTGGCTACATCCGCAAGCAGTGGACCGTAGCCATGATGGCCAAGCAGCAGACTTCCGAGATCCGGATGCTCAAGTCTGTGCGCGCGCGACGTGGGGAGTACGACCCGGACAAGCTGGCGCAGCTGCGCGAGCAGGGCTCGAGCGTCATCTACATGATGCTCACCTCGAACAAATGCCGAGCCGCCTCAAGTTGGCTGAAGGACACCCTGGTGACCGCAGCCGAAGAGAAGCCCTGGACCATTTCGCCCACCCCACTGCCTGACCTGCCTCCGAATCAGGTGCAGCAGATCATGATGCAGGCCCAGGCTGAGGTCGAGCAACTGTACATGGTGGGCACGCCTCCGACGGACCAGCAAGTACGGGAACGACTCCTTGAGATGAAAGACATGGCGATGTCGCACCTCAAGGACATGGCCAAGCGCACCGCCGAGCGCATGGAAGTGAAGATGAACGACCAGCTCGTCGAGGGCAACTGGACCAAGGCGTTCAGTGATTTCGTCGACGACCTGACTACCTTCCCGTCGGCGTTCCTCAAGGGTCCGGTCGTTCGTAACCGCCCCAAACTCAAGTGGGTTCCCGGGCAAAACGGTGACTACTCGCTTGATGTCATCGATCAGCTTGTGCTTGAGTGGGAGCGAGTTGACCCGTTCAACATCTACCCCGCGCCTGATGCGTCGAACATCGACGACGGCTACCTGATTGAGCGCCACAAGCTGGCGCGCGCCGACCTGCAGGCGCTCATCGGTGTCGAGGGGTACAGCGAAGACGCCATCCGTGCTGTGCTTGAGCAGTACGGTAAAGGCGGCTTGCGCGACTGGATCTACGTCGACATGAACAAGGCTAGCGCCGAAGGCAAGTCGACCATGGGTGTGCAGCAGAACCCATCCGAGCTGATTGACGCGCTTCAGTTCTGGGGCAACGTGCAGGGCCAGCTCCTTCGTGACTGGGGCCTGTCCGAGCAGGAAGTGCCGGACCCGCTGATGGACTACTCCATCGAGGCCTGGGTAATCGGCCACTGGGTCATCAAGGCTGTTGTGAACCCCGATCCGCTAGGACGAAAGCCTTACTACAAGGCGTCCTACGAGGAAGTCCCGGGCGCGTACTGGGGTAACTCAGTGGCGGATCTGTGCCGAGACACCCAGGATGTGTGCAACGCCGCCGCTCGATCGCTGGTGAACAACATGTCGATCGCGTCCGGCCCGCAGGTGGTCTACAACATTGACCGACTGCCCCAGGGCGAGAACATCACGCAGCTCTACCCCTGGAAGGTTTGGCAGGTCACCTCCGACCCGCTCAACGGCAACGGCCCGCCAATGCAGTTCTTCCAGCCGTCCAGCCTCGCCAACGAGCTGATGGCGGTCTACGAGAAGTTCGCCACCCTGGCGGATGAGTACACTGGGATTCCGCGCTACATGACCGGCGACAGCCCTTCGGGCGGCGCGGCGCGCACGGCCAGCGGCATGTCCATGCTGATGACCAACGCTGGGAAGTCGATCAAGCAGGTGATCAGCAACATCGACGAGAACATCATCAAGCCGATCATCGAGCGCCTGTACTTTTACAACATGCGCTACGGCACTGACCCTGATCTCAAGGGTGACGTGCAGATCGTCGCGCGCGGTGCAAACGCGCTCCTCATCAAGGAGCAGGCGATGCAGCGGCAGAACCAGTTCTTGCAGATTGCCCTGTCCAGCCCGATTGCTATGCAGGTCGTCGGCATCGAAGGTGTGGCGGAACTGCTACGCCAGTCGGCCAAGACCCTGGACCTCAACCCGGATGCCATCGTGCCGCCGATCGAGATCCTGAAGCAGCGTATGGCGGCGGCGCAGGCACAGGCCGCGCAGCAGCAACAGCTTGCCATGCAGCAGGTGCCGCAGGAACCCGGCGGAGCCAAGCTGCAAAATGGTGCGCCGGTTACCAATAACTTCGCTCCCTCTCCCGGGATCGGTAGTTGACACCCCCCGAATGTGTTAGATAATCCGCAAAAAGGAGCCCATCATGGCGTTGACCAAAGTTAACCTGCCCGCTGATCTGAAGCGTGGCGGTGGTGAATACAAGCAGGAAAGCTCGCGCGACGGCGGCTATAGCAAGGTGTCGGACAGCAAGATGTATTCGCGCAAGTCCGGCGAGTACACTTCCGACGAGGCAGCTGGCGGTTCTGATTCGTTCAGCACCACCAACAAGATGTACTCCCGCCCGGCTGGCGAATACGCCCAGGAATCGGCGAAAACCGACGGGATGTGCAAGTAAGTGGTCCGTGTTGATGAACGCGTTGCTCGCTGTTTAGCAGTAATGCGTTCCCATGAGTTCAAACCGCTGTTAGAATTTTTGCAGTCGCGCCAACAAGAGACTCTCGCAAGACTTGTAGACGCCCAGGACAAAGATCAGATGGTTCGCCTCCAGGGGCGAGCCGTTGAGCTCAAGGAGTTCCTTGAGCTGGTCGAGCAGGGGGATACCCTGCTGGCCAAAACCCGCAGGCTGTGAGCTGACCGTTAAGTCGAAGCCCGTAGCCTAATTTTTGAAACCCGGAGTAGCAGACCGTAAGCGACCGGGGGCTGACCGTTAAGTCGAAGCCCGCGAGCGTAGTCGGAGCGAAGGAGATAGAAACATGTCGTTGCCGAAGGCAATCCAGCAACAAGTTGAAGCCGCCGATGCTTTTGTGGCGCAGATGATCGGTCAACCTCCCAACGGAGACCCTGACCCGAACGCAAACCCACAAGACCCGTCGAATCTCAGCGCTGACCCTGCCCCACAGCCGATTGTTTCGCCAGAGCCGCAACCGCAACCCGCAGTGCCCGAAGAGACTTGGCAAGCCAAGTTCTTCACACTGAAAGGAAAGTACGACGCTGAAGTGCCGCGTCTGCATGCCCAGGTGAAGGAGCTGAACACGCAAGTGCAGCAGCTTATTGCCGAAGCCGCAGCCAAGCCTCAGACCGCACCGACCCCGGATTCGGTTAAGTCTCTGATCACTGAACAAGACCGAGAAGCTTTCGGCACGGATCTTCTGGATCTGATCGATCGCGCAACTGAGACCAAGATCGCGGGTTTCCGTGACCAGGAATCGAGGTTGCTCGCTGAGATCGCTGAGCTGAAGGGCAAGTTGGGCCGCGTCGACGAGATGGCGGGTAGCAGCTCGAAAGAGATGTTCCTCGATCGCCTGTCGAAGCAGGTTCCCGACTGGGAGGCCATGAACGTAGATCAAGGCTTCCTGGCATGGCTGGCTGAAGTGGACCCCGTCTACGGGATCCCTCGGCAGATTGCACTGAACAACGCATACGAGGCGCTTGACGCGAACCGTACTGCGACGATCTTTAAGCAGTTCAAGGCCACGCTTGCTCCGCAGCAGACCCAGCAGCCCAAACCGAGTCTTCAGAGTCAAGTAGCACCGACCCGCTCGCGCACGTCGCCTGCACCTGCTACTTCGGCTGCGAACACGCGTATCTTCACCCAGAACGATATCGCGCGGTTCTATGACGAGTGGCGGCGCGGATTGATCGACGAAGCCGATGCGGTGCGTATCGAGCAAGAAATCGCCGCCGCCTCCGTTGAAGGACGCATTCGCTAAGAAGTCCAGAGACATGGCGGCATCCAAACCAGTGTTTTTCATAGGAAGGATGTAGATCATGTCTACCATTACCGCAGCAGCAGCGTATCCCATCAATGCCGGTGGCTTCAACAGCCCCGGCGGTCAGGTTGCCTACTCGGGCACCGCGTACTCGGGTACGTTCATCCCCGCTCTCTGGTCCGGCAAGCTGGCCCAGAAGTTCTATGCCGCCACCGTCTTCGGTGAGATCGCCAACACCGACTGGCAAGGCGACATCAGCGGCATGGGTGACACCGTGATCATCAACACGATCCCGACGATCACCATCAACAACTACTCGATCGGCCAGAACCTGGCCTACGAAGTCCCGGCCCCGTCGACCCTGCAACTGGTCATCAACAAGGGCAAGTACTTCGGCGTCAACGTGAACAACGTCCTGGAGCTGCAGGCCAAGCCCAAGCTGATGGACATGTTCACCAACGACGCGTCGATGCAGATGAAGATCAAGATCGACCAGGACGTGCTGTACACCAACTTTAACCAGGGTGCCGCCGCCAACCAGGGCGCGACCGCTGGTGCGATCTCCGGTTCGTTCAACCTGGGTACCGACTCTGCCCCGATGACCCTGACCGCCTCCAACATCCTGCAGAGCATCACCGCTCTGTCCAGCGTGCTGGATGAGTCGAACGTG